GTTTTTCTTTTGGTCGTTTATCTTTTATGTAAGCCTTAGCCTCTTCTTCAAGAGGTGGTAAGTCATTCTTAGATCTCTTGGTTGGTCTGCCCATAGGTTACCCTTACTTATGTTTTTCTGCCAAAGCTTCGTTCATCTTCTCTAAGTACCATGCAGCTTTCTTCATGTCTTCTGCAGGCTTCTGCTTGTATCGGTAGCGGTGTTGGTACTTAATCATGTTGCCGTGACAGTAAGCAATGAACCCATCTAAGCCTACTACTTGCTTGATGTAATCAATACATTCTACCCCACCCATATTGTAGTGAGCAGGTCGATTTACTGCGTCATATTTTTCAGCCAAGGCATAGTTTGTATCTTCTATATCTTTTTTGAGGCCAGCTAAATAAGTTTCTTTCATCATGTAATCACCAACTCAGCTGATGTATAGGGGATGTGAAAGAATAGCTCACCTTTCTGTATGTATCTACCCTTAGCTTCAGCCAAGCTCTCTTTAGTAAGTAGGTTATCCTTGATACGCCAAGCTTGCTTCATGTCTTCACGGAATACATAGAAATTTAACACTCCATTAGTACCCTCATACTTGTCCAGTAACCTTTGCTTACGTTCAGGGATACGTATCTCTTCCCAATGTGGAGGCCAGTCTTCTTTCCAGGCTACCTTTACCTCAGCCTCATTGAAGTATGTATAGCCCTCCTTCTGGGATACAACGTCTACAAAGTAGTTCTCTTCGGTATTAACAATGGTGTGGCCCTTAGTCTCTAGCAACTCTACTAATGTATCCTTAGCCTTCTTGTCGTAAGCTTGATACAATGCACGGTTAAAACTTTTACGTACTGGTTTCATCGAAATATTCCTTCAGGTCTCTGTAGCCCCCAACATGGGTTCCATCTGGTTTAAATATTTGTGGTACTGTAGTATACCCTGCCTTCTTAGCTATAGTCAATACCCACTTACTAGAAGGCTCTTGAACAGAGTAGGTAGTGTAAGATTGTCCTTTAGCTTCAAGCAAAGCCTTGGCGCTATCACAAAAGTTACACTGGCTTCTTACAATGATAGTCCACATCTTAATATCCTTTGCTTGTTGGTCCACCCCGCAGGACTCGAACCTGCAACCTAGTCATTAGAAGTGACTTGCTCTATCCAGTTGAGCTAGGGGTGGTTGAGTAGCAGTTTTAACACATGCTTAGGTGTACATCCTATACTAGGTCTACAATCTCACAGCTGTCACCAGAACATGCTAGTGTCTGACTACCTGCAGTGTTGTCTTCCTTCTCATATTCAGACAGCTTAGTCCAGTCAATAGCCTTAGGCATACAAGACAGAAGGGTTTTGTAATCTGTCTTACTACAGTCTTGATAGGGTGCCTGTTGGTATGTGTGTTCATTGAAGGGTAGGAAAGATACACCAGACATCTCATCGAAGTGTTTGTAAACAAAAGCTCCTACTTCAAACCATTCGTCATTTTTAACATTTATAGTTACGGATGGCTTATGCTCACACCATGATCGTTGATAGGCTAACCACATCTCTAGCTGTTCAATGGCAGACATATCAGCAGTAACTATTGCACCATCTGGAGCTTTCATAGGAAAGCTGAACACAGTAGTCTGGTCAGGCTTCATTACATCTGGCTGGTTAGGTATCTTCTGGTCCTTCATAAACTGTGTCAGTGGGTCTTTGTTATCACCACGAACAGTGCGAATATAATAGGGTGAGTGACGAGCATGTATCCCGCTGCTTGAATTAACCAGTTGTGAAACCGTGCCTGAAGGTTTAACACAGCTGATAGCAGTAGCGACAGGGATACCAAGGCGTTCAGCCCACTCAGCGTTAGTAATAACAGCAATAGACTTAAGGTGCTCAAGTGTTTTCTCCAAGCCAGTATTCTTTGTAGTCATCAGGGTATTATCCATGATGCCTGTCATAGATACACCTAGTAAGCGTTCCTCCTCTGTGTTCTTCTGCCATATCTTACGTAGGTAAGGGAACTTAGTGAACGAGGATTGAATAGTACCAAGTATGGTAGCCATACGAACCTTCTTCTCTAGGTCACCGATGTTATCTGTTGCACGTACAACTACCTCTGTTAAATTACAAAACTGCATCGGCCGCAAAATTATCTCCGAACATGGATTAGTTCCGAACTCATACGTTGCATCACGGCGTCCATTCTTAGCAGCCTGTACCTTAGATGCCTGACGGTTGAAGATACCACGCTCACCTGAGCCTGACTCAACCAATGCCATCCACTCACGCATGAATGATAAGCTATCGGGCTTTTCTGTAAAGGCCACAGAGTTGTTAGCTAAAGCACGTTGTGGATTGTTCTCCCACCATGCACCTGACTTAGCGTGACGCATACGATCATCTGATAGATTACTCAAGGATATCATAGCACTACGACGAACACCGCCGACCACTACTACTTCACCAATCTTACACATGATGTCGTGACACTCAAGGGATGATAGCCTGCGTCCTTGTGCATCCTTAAAGGTACGGATAGTAAAATTAAATAGGTCAACAAGAGGCGCTGGGCCTGATGCACGTCCACCAAAGGTCTTAAGCTTGGCACCAGAAGGTCGAACACGAGAGACATCCCACTTAGGAATCTCACCGCTGTACAGGAGTGCAATCAATTGACGTAGGGACTTAGCCCATCCTTCTTTGCTATCCTTAACAACAATAGATGTCTCACTATCAAACAACTCAGGTATCTCTGGAAGCTTACTTACTGATTGACGTTCCACTGAGAACCCAACACCTGTACCACATAGCAAGATAAACATAGCCTCATCAAAAGCTTTCATGTCATCTACTGGTAAGTATGAACAGTTGTACCCAGCTGTATTGTCTCGTGCCATAGCTGGCCCAGCTGTCATCAAGGCTCTCATACTAGGCATAACATCTAACGATAGGATAGCTTGCTCAATCTCTCTGGTGTATGAACTGCTGCCTGCATTAGGAGTTACTATGTGTTCCATGTATCTCGCTACTGTCTCGCCCCAAGTCTCACGCCTTCCCTCTTTGTCTAGCCAACGTGCATAACGTGACTTGTGTATGAAGGCTTGATAGTCTGTTGGTAGATAGTTATTCATCTGTCGTCCCCATTTCCTTTTAGTTTTCCTCTAGACTGTCGGCTCTCTAATTTTTTTATGTTCTCCTCAATGACTTCACGTAGATCAGACCCATGGTAATTAGCTAGGGCAGTAACATAAAACATTACATCCCCTAGTTCCTTGATGATATCTTTGTTACTGAACTTAGACTTGTCTCTAATAAGCTTCTTAACTTTCTCAGCTACTTCCCCAGCCTCACCAACAAGACCTAGTGTATTCTCTACAAGACGTTCACTACGTGAGGTTAAGATCTTAGTCTCAACCCAATTGCTATATGCCTTGAGTGGATCTTTGTCTGCATCAATTGCATCAAAGTAACCCATGCTTCTCAGATCAGAAATATTTATCACAGTTTTAATTCTGACTGAGCATCATCGACCAAGGCCAAAGATTTTTTTAACTCATTTGTTTTTAACTGCTGAATAGTTCTAACACTTTGAAGTGTATGATTAAGAATTGACATGGTATTCATACCAAGGGTTAGAGTATTTGCAATGTTGTTTTGATCTTCACTAAAGTTATCAGTGTCATAATCTTTATCATCAATAGTTATTTTAGTCATCTTGTTTTACCTCACAGTCAATTACTTTTATGTCGTCTATATCGTATAGGCAATCTTGAATAACCTCACCTACGACAGCAAGATTATAGTTGCGATCAACCTCTAAGAAGTTTGCTTTGGGGTCAACCTTGATGGTTAAGTTGAGTTCAAATTGCACAGTGAAAGTCCTTAGTTATATTTAAGGAGGGGATATAGTCAAGCATCATTTTCCTCCGAGTTTATAATTAAAGGTTCGATGTTTGTTTCAAAATAAATCTTCCATTCATAAGCATCTTCATACGCCTCAAAATAAAAGTCAGCATCAAATAGTTCACCGTCCTCTTCAGCCTTACAGAGCATACTATACTTAGTACCTTTAGGCCACTCATAACTATATGGGCATTCATCTTTATGAACAGGCCCTTCTAGTATATCCCAAATCTTTACTGTCATTTTTTCCAGTTCCTTAGTAGTTCCATGTAATGTTCCATGCCTACCATGATAATCCAGGGTTGTCTATCAGATCTGTAAAAAACTACTGGCTCACCTTTGCCATGCTTACCTGCTTGATCAAGGTAATCATACGCAGTTTTCATACCAGCCTTACGTCTTTTAACTTCAATACTAATAGGCATTGTCTTCCTAGCAGCTGGCGATAGCTGGATGTCTTCTCCACCATCGCCCATAGTTGTGCTTTTGATGTCATCATTCTCAAACTCAGGGAATGTCTCTAGTAGTTTATCCCTGACCTCTTGCTGACCACCCCTACCCTTAGCTTTAGCTGCTCTAGTCATATCTATTTACAGCCATGGTGGTTTCTCCATAAGAGTGTAGTCACCCCAACCTGTGCCATAGTCTACATCCTTCTCTGCTCTAGCAATGACAGCCAGAGTTTTATGAAGTTGGATGTTAGCCCAAGCCATAACCTCTGGACCCATCAGATGTAGATGCGACAAGAAAGGTGCTGCCTTCTCACAGGCAATGAATGCAAAATCTTTTACGTCATAGCCTGCAAGCTTACAGGTATAAACATAATGAGCACCTTGGATAAAGTATCCATACTTCACGCACTCACTTAGAAAACCTTTAGGGCTGGCATCTTGTGTAGTCTTTACATCGTACACAGTATTGTTAGCCTCAATCATTAAGTCAGGTCTTGTCTTTAGCGTAAGTCCTGACACTGGATCTTCTACAAAGATACTAATTTCATTCACCCTATCAGGATGATTCAAAGCATCAGCACATACAGGATTGTTTAGCGCACCCCTAGTAATACAATTGGCTACATTAAACTCTACCTCAGTCAGAAGAACTTGATCTTCAGTTAGGTTTTCTTTCATAGTCTTGAAGGCAGCACTAGCTTTAGTCTTAGGCCCCTTGACTACTAGGTTCTTTTCTTTCTCTAACAAATTTGCATGGACAGCATTACCCATTGCAAATGCTGCTGATTGAGAAATCTTTTGTCCTTTCCAGTGAGCCAGTGACTTTTTATACACCGCCTTTACAGCACTTGAAGATATACCATCTACTGAATGGTACTCTTCGTTAGACATATTCTCTATCTTTTTCATTACGACTCCTAAATAAAATGTGGGGTAAGCGAAAAGGAAATAAACACTTACCCCACTAGTTGGGCTAGAACAGTATGTCGTCCTCAGCCACAGGGTGTGGAACAGATTTACCATTAGCCTCAGTTACAGGTGGAGGAGTCTCACCTGTGTCAGGAACATATTCGAGATGTTCAATGACCTTAACCTTATCTAAACGTGTTCCAACAATGTTTGCCATACGTGTATCGTAGACAGACAATGTTACTTCTACTGTTGAACCATTACCAATAGTACCATCATCGGCATAGGTCCAAGGTGTACCATCATCCTTAAGGACAATGGGTGCGCCACTGTTACGTGGCTGACCACCATCAAACTTCCGTACAAACCTAACCGTATGACCACGGCCTTCTGGGTCAGGCTTGCCTCTCTTAATAGAGCGAGAAGCTTTAAGCTTCGCCATGTTATCTTCATCTAACACTAAGTCAATTGTACAGGCTCCATTGCAAGATTCATAGACTCCATCATAACCTTGCATGTCTCTATTATCTTCAAAGACTTTAGCCCATTCACCAATGCCTGTTAGTTTTACTATACGTGTAGCCATAAGGCCCTCCTATGTTAATGTATTTCACTGTACGTTGTACCGTACTGCACGTCAATACCTAAATCAACATTTAATTTAAGTTCTTGATTCACCTTTGCAATCGCCCATTGTAGGATAGACGAATGTTCTTGTTCGTTACCTACCTTAACTTGATTGATTGTCTCGTCGTGAAACTGCCCAAGGATATTGGGACGCTTCGTCCTGTAGTATGCAACCCACTTGTCAAAGCAGTAAGCACCTGTTGATTGATTGATAGTAGAGAATACATCCTTCTCGTATCGAAGACTGTGCCAGAACTTACTGACTGGGTTTTGTACCCACATCTCACCATCAATCTTTCGTATCAACTGAGACTCAGAGAAAGCTTTGACAGACCAGTTGCGTTTCCAATACGCAGCAAGCAGTGAAGCTGCCTGAGGTATTGGCATTCCTGTAGTACGTGATAGCTTGGCTGGACCTACACCATAGGTAGCAGAGTAGTTCACCACCTTGTAGTTCTTACGCAAAGACTTTAGAGAAACTTCTCCAGAGTTATGCTTATTTATCTGAGCTTGAGTTACAGCGCCAGCATGTTTGGCGAGGTCAAGGTGAGGATCGAATCCCTCCCTAGCCATCTCCTCTACATAGTCTGGATCATAAGGCTTCATGTAGTGGCGCTTAGTAGTATCCTCTAGGGATGTCATGTCTGCTCCACACAATACATAACCTTCATCTGCAATCAAACATGCACGTACTTCTTTACCCCAAGGCTTATCAACCCCAGGTAGGTTAACCAAAGGCTTTCTGTGTTTGAATCGTAGTGTGTTAGTCAAGCCTTTGATTCCAGCCTTGACGTACCCATCACGTTCACAGTCAATGAACCCTTGGAATATAGAGAGCCTATGCTGAATGATAGTAAGGCCATCAAGAACACCCACTGATGGATGCTTATCAATGAGAAGCTTAACTGAGTCAGTAAGCTCCCCTTCGTTACGAACCTGAGGTATGGTCCTTTCGTTACCCTCATCGTCCTTCTCATACTTGTGTGTGCATGGCACCCAACCCAATGAGAACAACCAATCCTTAACCTGTGGAGAAGACTTAGGGTTAGGTTCTTTCCAACCCTTCAAGGTAATGATGTCTTCGTCATGATGATTAGGCAGATTATTTTCAGCAAGTAAAGAGAACCACCGTTCACCATGTGATGAGGGTGATCCATCTTGCTTGAAACAAACCTTTGGCTTACGCTTCACAGCGTTAACCCTTTGCTTAGGCATCACAGATGTAAGCTCTGTTATCTTATCTTCCTGTTGGTAGACTAATGTATTGATACTAGTCTTGGCTAACTGTTTATCAAGACGCCAACCAACTTGCTCTGCCGAAGCAGCACAAGACATTTTGAATTGTAAGTACCGAAAGAATTTATCCAGTAGCTTATCGTCCTTGTAGATAAACTTAAAGCGATGCAGAAGGTTCTGCCATAGCTCCCAATTAATCTTAACGTCTTCTTCACAGCGGTGTATATACACTTGTATATCTTGTTCGGACCAGTCAGTTACGACAGGCTTAGGTATGCCGAACTCCTCCCCGAAACTATCAAGTCCATGCTTGGATCTATTGTAGTTAAGAACCCAAGACATAGACAAGGTATCAAACAGTCTGGCCTTGATCTGTATGCCAAGTAACTTCTCAAGCAGTGGTACATCATAGGCCACAATGTTGTGACCAATCAAACCACGTTGAGATAAGATAAGCTTACGCATATCATCATAGTCAACAAGACTTACAGGCTTAGAGCCATCGGCAGTATAGGATAGGCAATGTATTTTAGTAGCATCTTCCAAGAGGTTGTCTGCTTCTACATCGAATACTATCATGCTGCCATCTCACTCCCTGCATAAGGTGCATCTTCAGAAAGGATCGTAGTGTCTGGATCGTAGTACACTGAACCTGCATTGCCTAACTTAGCGAATGGTCTGTTCTTGTCAACTATAAAGTTTGTAGTGTTCTGAAGTATCTCATCCTCAGTATCAACATCACGCTCAAGCTTGATACATATGATAGCCTCTTCCTCAAGGGAAGCTGCATACTTTGTACGTCCATCGTCATTGACCTGTGAGATAAACACAACACCAATGTTCAACTCCTTGGCAAGCTGTGCCATGCGTGAACCTAGTGTAGTCAACGTGCTAGTGGCACCATCAACACCTGAGCTAGACAAGTAAGCAAGACGTTGTACGTGGTCAATGAAGATGAAGCCAGCACCATACACTGTAGCTGCAAGACGTACATAGTCTAACAACTTGAGTGGATCATCATGTGACATCATCTCAAAGATGATAGTACGTTCAGCCTTGGTAGCTTCCTTAGCTGCCTTGATTACCTCTCCCTCTGATACATTGTTTTCTCTGGCATCATCCTTAGTCCTGACGTTGACACCTAAGTGATACGTTGCCATTGAACGATAGGTAGTGGACTTCATCTCCTCCATGTGAAGCATAGCAACACGGCTCTCTTCATCACGCAGTAGACCTGTCTCGAAGTATCGTATCACCTCTGTCTTACCAGTACCACGAGGTGCCTTGATGAATGTAAGCCCACCCTTGACCATGCCCCTGATCTTCTCGTCAAGTCCAGCATGACCTGTAGGTACATACTCATATGGATTCTCATTAAGGATTGCATCCTCAACATCCTGATCCGAACAGAAGAAGTTTTCTGGTGAGTATCGTTGTGGCTTACGTGCTGCCCACATCAGATCATTGCCATCACCAGCCTGAAGGAAGTCGTTGGCATCCTTGTACTTAGACATGGGTACATACCAGAACTTATCAGGGAAGGCTGAGTACAGTTTGTCAGCTGCCCTACGTCCAGCCTCATCTAACTCACCAGCGTAGACAATCTCTTTGAATGACGACAGGTAAGGGTGATTGTGTTTGATAAACTTCTCACCGATAGATGCGCTGGGCAATGACTTAACTGGATAAGTCTTACCTAGTATCTGATACAGGGATGCAGCATCAAACTCACCCTCAGTAAGATAGATACGATTACTTGTACCAGCATTGAACTCTGGACCAAAGAGATGGTTCATACCCATACCCCTGTCCTTAGTCCAAGACTTAGACTTGTCAGATACTAGCCTGTACTTGACTGTGTGTGGGTACTTATAGGCATAGCGCACTGGCTCACCATTAGCACCTGTCTGTAATTGAATGCTGTACATCTCACAAACATCAGCATCAATAGATCTGATACCTTGGTATGTACCACCCGTTACGGGTATCTCCATAGGCTTCTTCCTTTCCTTTAATGGGTACTCTTGCTTAACCCATTCGTATGTTTCGGACATGCCCTTGGATGGGTATGCCCTGCTGCAAGAATGACATTGACCAAAGCCATCGTCATTCCAATTGAATGCATCGCTTGATCCGCAGTCAGTAAATGGACAAGCTAGGTGTGGGTTATCCCCTGTAGCCATCTGCCTTATCTCCTTTCTTTTTGTTTGTCAAATAGTATGAGCCTTCTGGTGACCTATAGCCTGCCAACAGGTCATACCATTGTTGATGACTCATGTATATTAAATTGTATGATTCAGTTATAGGTTCATACTGACGTATGTATACTACTCCACCATCAGTATAGATCATCTCAACATCTTCATGCAACTCTGATTGATCTAGTGTTGTAACCACAGAGGCATCGGATTCAAATTCTACTGTATACATTAATCATATCCTTTCGTTAAAGCTTCCCAAGATATTGGAAACAAATCCTTCATGGCAGTGCTGATTTGATCTGCCACTTGCCTTGTCTCCTCTTGAGTATCATCCTTGCACCTTAAGATACACATATCAGCGAAGGCGTCAAGGCTACCTGACCAGTACCACTCAGTCATTATAGACTGAGGCAGTACCATACGTGCTTGCTCTGGTGCTACGTCACTGTTAAGCATAGCGTTGTATAGGTCTAACGCTCTATCATTTACATATGATGACCATCTGTCAGGTGTGTCACTTACATTATCATATTCTGTATGCCCCTCAATAGAAAGCTCAGGGTCTTCAACTATCCAGTGTAGCATTTTCACTACTTCATCACTACTGCCCTGCTTCTTATCCACAGCCTTGCCACGCCATACCTCTGGGCTATAAAACTCTGGTTTATCGCTCACGTATCTACGACTGATCTCATTCCAGCGCAGAAACTTATGCTTGACTAGCTGTCGTGCCACAAACACAGGTGCCTTAACGTGAAAGGATGCAAAGGCGTGACCGAAGGGTGAGGTATGTTTATGCTTGGCTAGGTAGTTGATTAGCTTGGTGTCAGCCTTGCTTAGTACTTCTTTTCTAGCGTAGTCATCACTGTCACGCCAATCAGTAAGCTCCCAGCTGCTTGTCTTGTTAAAGCTAACCCGTGCTGCGTTCACCACTGATAGGTCAGTACCCATGTGGTCTATGTATGTTGCTTCAATCATCTGCAATCTCCACCACTTTAACCCTAATAGGTTTCAACATATCTAATGACCCAGCATCTACATCTTTCTTGTATCCGCTATATCCTACTATATTTACACCTCTGGGGTTCATCTTACGTTTCCAAAAAGACCTGCCAAACTTAGTTATCACCAGAGTGTTTTTCTCAGTGTCCTTTATGGCCCACATCTCTAACTCAATCATTTCTTATTCCTTCTACTTAGTGCAGACTTAGCAGTCTCCAAGTTATGTTTAACGTAAGCATTCAAACTTGCCACGTTCTTATGCCCTGTCACGGACATGATTGCAAGGTGGTCAACGCCACTCTCTATCAACTGATTGATAGTAGTCTTTCTCAGGTGACCCACCTTCAAATGATTAGGTAGCCCAGCCAATGCCTTAACCTCTCTGAACAGTGGACCACTAGCCGCTGTGGTATAGGGCCTGTAGACCCCATCAGGTGAGCGTTGTTGTGGTGCGACATAGGCTTGAAAGTCCCAATCCTTTTGTTGTTGCTTGAGTAGTGAGGCAAGAGGTTCCTCAAGGGGTAGCTCAACCCTAGCACCACGCTTACTCTGGCGTATCTTTACCATGTCCTTGTCGAACTCTATGTTCTCCCACTTGAGATTGTATATGTCAGTAGGGCGTTGACCCCACTCATATGCCATGAGTACAGCAAGACCTATGTTCCTAAACTTAAAGTCAGAGAAGGCTACGTCACAGAACTTTTCTACCTCAGCATTAGTCCAGACAAAAGAGTCAGGCTCATGTGTACGCTTGCTAACATGCTTCATTGGATTGTCGTTAACAATTCCTAGCGAAACACAATAGTTCATGATCATAGAGAATACCCTAGCATATTCATTAGCTGTGCTTGTGCTAACATCATCCTCCCATGTGTCATACATCTTTGTACATACTGGAACAGTCAGGTGATTGACCCTAAAGGTTCCCAACTCTTTGTTGTATATTTCTGTGCGACAGATACAGCTAAGGTTAGACACATAGTTCTTGTGAGTATTGTTCGACAAAGAATTAAAGTGTTTGGTATTGAAGTAGTGAGCTACTATCTGTGACAGGTTAGACATCTTGCCGATGTTACCTGCTACTATCTCACCTCTACGGAAGGCATCAACCTTATCAATCAGCTTAGGTATCTCTACCCTTGCTGTCCTACCATCACGAAAGGTCTGTGTCTTTACTATGCCTGAGGTGGCAGCGTCTTGTGGTGGTTTGAATACCCAAGACGTACCACCAGACTTACGTTCTATCTTACTGGTATATTTCATATCTCTCCTATCTTAAGGTTACTTAAAGTATTTATATATTCTAATATAATATATATTAATTAAGTAATACTTTAAGTATACTTTAAGTACTTTAAAATACATATAAAAAATTATTAGTCAATGGACTGTGACAACGTGTCACATCATTCTTCTTGAAGCATAGTTGTCAATGTACCCCCCATTGTACTGATCGCAGTCATCAAGTAAAGAATCAGGGGTATAACCTAGAAATTCCAATAGGCTAGCTACAGTCTCAGGGTTATCTTCTACAATTGCTACCATATCAGATACACCCCTTTGTCTGTAGTCGTAAGAACCTAGTGAATCACACCAACTATCCCAATCTTCCTCATAAGAATTAGGATCACGATGAATAACAATCTTAGACCAGTCAGCTTCTAGTAGGTGCTTGAGTAAAACCTCAGCAAATCTAAGGTCTTGTGTCTCAGTAGATGAGTGCTGATTGTAGTAACCTACACTGATATTAGTACACTCAGCTACTACCCTAGCATACTCATTGCTGTCTGTGTATGAGCCACGGGTATCAGACTTAAGCTGAGGTAAGCTGAGAGCATCAGCAAAAGATTTGGCAAACTCATCTGATGCAGTACGTACACCCATCTGGTGGGTAATCACTGAGGTGTCACCGAACCTGTCAAAAGATATCACTGCATCTGTGTGGTCTAACCACTCTGGATTGTCAAAGACTAGTGCGCTACTACCCCTGCAACCTACCTCTTCTGCTGCATGTACCACGTAGGTGCCATGTATGCCTGCCTCAATCATGTTAAGCATCAACCATATACCTGTGGTGCAGTCAGCACCTAAGCAGCTTGATGTAAGCGGATCGGCGACAGATATAATATCATTCGATACTACTAGAGCTTGCATACCACTAGTCTTGTGTACTGTGTCATGATGTGCAGTAAAGCATAGTCGTGGGTTAACACCTACTTGCACAGTGTAGTTACCAATAGCATCGGGGTGTCCGAAGGTTGGTTCAAGGAACTCATCACAGAACTCTAGCTGTGTGTCTGATCCTTCAGGCCGCATGTAACGCAGCATTTCTATTAATTTATGTTTCATAATTATTCCTATTCTTCTAATGGCATGATGCCATCTTCATTGGTTGTATGGTACTGGCCTTTGGTGAGTACCCATGTATCTTCATGATCTTCTAACTCTTGCTTAGATGCTATCTCGCCATCCAGAAGAACACACATCTTGTTATCGCAATACCATTCACCATCCCAATCAGAGTTGAAGTAATCATCAGCATCAGGTGGGCTTATCCACCGATCTTCATCTTCACAATAGAAACAATCATCAGTATCCCAGATCTTTCCATCCTTACATTCCATTGCCATACTACCTAGTATGGACTCACAAGCAAGGTCAGACTGCTCACCATGACGGGTGATTGAGCATACCCTAATAGAGTCACTCATATGGATATCTTCTCCAGTGTAGTCACAGTGAAAGTGATCCTCATAGTAACAGTCAGGGCAATAATCTGCTCCTGTCTGCTCAGAGTAATGGTTGTCACCGTCATGTATCCTTTCCTGACAGCTATAGCAGCGATCACCACATTCAGATAGAATACCTTGATAACTATTCGCATCTAGATCACCATCAGAATCAATAATAATATGCTTTTGATCGGAAGATATGCTCAGGCTTCGTGGTTCGATGTCAAGATAGGGAGCAATGAAGCCATCCTCATACTTATGAGCAACCAACCTAGCACCACTCCAATCACCATCGCCGGCAAACTCACCACCTATAGACTCTATGTAATCCTCCAGCTGCCTGACTGCTACATCACAGGCACCATAGATAGGGCCAGCTTGTACTCTCTCAACATCATCACGGAGTTGATGATATAGTACAACACGTCCACCGATGAGACCACCTTTGTCCTCAACCCATGCTATACTGAAGTCACCAGAAGCATACGCCTCCACTGGATGAATGGGTAGATTCCTTGGGCCATGACCCTCTTTAAAGTGGTAACGCATACAGCTATTAGCAAGAGACTTTCTGTCATTACTGTGACTAATGTTCTGTGTTGCCACCTGCTTACCTGTGTAAGCCTTGGTAAAGTCAGAGCCTTCCTTGGATACATGCAAGTTATACTGACGGGGTGCGAATGTATCTAGGTACTCATCCACCCACTCAAGGATAGTAGCATCCTCAACCATGTCGAACATCATCTTCAATGCACGGCCAGGTTTCATAGCTACCTGCCTGTCATTGTCATAGTCCTTACGACTTTGATACACGCTTATCTTACCAAAGGCAATGGCTGATCGCATAGGATTGAATAGTTTTAAGCGTAATACAAAGTCCTCACCATCATGATTTCTGGGTACATCTACCCTGTTGGCAAGGAAGAAGCTCATCTTCTTGAACATCCAATCATACAAGCCATCGTCCTTGTGTCCAACCCAAGACCCATGCCAATCACCCCACTTGTTTACGACAGGATCAGGGTGTGGTACAGTTATGATACGGCTAACCCTGAAGCCTCTAAGGTGTGGCCTACTACCAAAATGAATACGGTAAGTATTGTCACCGATAGTAACCTGACCTGCTATAGGTTGAGTATTAAAGTACTCCATACCTTGATCGGGTACTTCATAAGGCTTGTACAATAGCATTGTATCTAAGGGTAATTCAGGATTGTTACGGCATACTTCTACCATGTCGATAGGTGTAATTAATAAGGCCATACTGATATTCCTTTCTGTAAAATGAACCCCACACATTATTGCATGGGGTTAGTGTTGTACTACATAAATTTGCGGAACAACTTAGTCAAGACATTAGGTTTAGCAACATCACTGATTACATCACCAGCCCTACCCTTGACGACAGTATAGAAGGTATCGTCTGAGTTAAGTACACCCTTAAGTTCTAGGAACTCAGACTTACCGTAGAATTTATTGTCGAAGATGTACCCACCACTTTTTATAATGACACCAGCCCTACCTCTACCACGTCCCTTATATACACTGGATTTTACCCGTGCCATGCTAGGGTTACGACCAGCAGACTTAGGCAGAAACCCAAGCTCTGAGTACCAGCGAGTGAATAGAACCTTGCTGCTTGAGTTCTCAGCCATATCAAAATGAGAGGCAGTTACACGCCATGTATGGTTAGAGTAGAACTCACACACAGTTTGCTTGAACTCAGTTGAATATTGATTATATTTTCTAGTCATTTTGTATTCCTTTATGAATAAATTATACGATGCCGATGACATCAAAAGACATGGCGCTACCCATGCCTGAAGTTACCATCGTTTATAATTCCTCCAGCATTACAAATAATACTATCAACAGCGCAAGTAATGCACCAGATAAACCCAACACAATCGGGGACATCTCAAACATCACCACTGAAAACAGCGACAACAAAAAGATTATACAGGCACTCATTATACCCATCCATGCTATAACTTTACTCCACATATTAAATACCTACCCACTTTCTTGCCTTGGCAATCACCCATTGTAAATCATCAGCATCAATACCCGATACCACATCATCGTAGTAATCATCTTGTTTCTGCTGATAGGTAGCATCCACCCACCACTGACCTGAGTTAACGAATTGACCCAAAGTATCGAGCAAGGCTACCTCAACTTGGAACCCCCTCAGTGACCCACTGCCCACACCCTGAGCTATACTCAGCATATGCCCACGCTTACCAATAGGTAGCGTAATGTTTTGTTGTTTCATACCAAACCCTTTCACAGTTTAAATATAGGAACACACCCCATGCAATCGCATAGGGTGCTAACCAATATCCATTCTGATTATGCTACTTGAACATCACGTGCTTCACGTAAAAACTTCAGTGAGGCTAGTGCAATCACATCACCTTCCACAGGTGCGTCAATACGCTTTTCAGCTTTCTTAATTAGTCGGTCAATTTCTGCAGAAAGATCTAAAGGGTTGACCTTAGGGGCAGGTGCGACCTTCCAGAATGGATTGTCACGAGCCGCAATGAATACCTTGCCCATCAATTTTGCATCGTCTGAATGGGCATACCATGCTTTACTTTCATCTGACCATTTGGCCATAGGTAATTGCACACCCACCCATGTAGCAAAAGCATTGGAATGGTAAGGGCTTGCAGCTTGTAAAGCGTTTAGCCTATCAAATGATTTGTGCATCACATCAACATCACCATTGCTATCATGCCACAATTTAAGAATTGACACACCAACATTATGAATTTTCTGTTGTAATGATCCAGCATCTTTTGACACTGCAACAATGGCCCCATCAATTTGAGCACAAGTAAAAGTCTTAGTGATTGCGGAAGTAGATTTTTTATTAGCCATGATTTTTCCTTTCAAGAAAAATTTAGATTACAGTTATAATACACCCTTCTCTGGCACTGGGTAAAAATTACCCCTGCAAAGATGTATTAAGCCGTAATCTTACCCATGCCATGCGGCAAGTCTAGGTTGGCCTAGATTAGTAAGATCAGACTTTAATCAAAAAATCTAATTACAATTAACACCGCTCTTAACGAATGTTTGGCTAATCCCACTTTGCCTATAAATAACGCCCACATCGCACGGCTACCGATCTCGAATGTGTATTAAGGAACGGATCACCAATGATCCCCGCTGAGCTTGTCAATTCAAGTCATCCCCACGTTATCGCTTCCAATTTACTCTTCCACTTCAAACCTTAACCTAATCCCACCGTGGCATATCATCCCAATTATAAGAGCGAGCTTCCCTACATTCTCTTATAGATTGTTTTGACTTTGTGAGGTGTTACCCTTTTGGGCGTAACATCTATAAGTTAAAACCATTCGCTTCCAATCACTTGCAATCTGACTTGCTAAACCACTAAGACAAAAGTCAGAAAAGACTTAGTG